AATCTCCGACAACGATTGCTACGTACTCTTATCAATATGCTTCGCAACCTCTCTTACACAAGCAAGCCTTCTTGGCATCTTCATCGCAAGATGTATAAGAAACAAGAACGTGACCTTTCTGCTTTGAAAGAATTCAACACCGATTGGCTAACCAACCGTGCTTTGAAATACTTCAATGAAGATACAATCACTCTCGTTCTTTCTGCTCGCCGACCCGAAGAAACTCCTGAATTAATTCAGAAGTCATTCGACAAGTTCGAGACCCCTCAGCATTTCATCATTCGTGATGAGCACTTCGAAAATGGACTCAAATGGACAAAAGAAAACGGAGAACCCAACCGTAAACTTCACCCTGTCTGTTTCCCTGACCTCCGGTACTACCCCTGGAATCTGCCTCCCAACGCAGAAGCCCCCTGGAACATTGAAGGCTACCGATTCAAACCAACCTATCGCAACATAGATGGTGAATCAGAAAACCCTAAATTACAGGAAGCTGTCAACAGCAAATGGTCATTCAAAATTAGAGAATCAATCTCTATATCTGACTACCTCAAGATCAAACACAGTCTTGGATTAGTTAAAGATCCGAAACCTAGCTTCCACAACCTGTACAATGAAATATTTGTTAGGAATAGAAAACTCATTCATGAGATCAAACACCTCAACCCGAAATTTTGGAATACCGATGGAACCCCAACGCCATACTTCTGGAACACAGTTCACGTGAAAACCACTGTAGTTGAAGAAGACGACGATGACAAAATACGAATTGTCTTCGGCGCTCCTAAACTGCTATTATTCGCTGAAAACATGTTTCTTTGGCCACTTCAAGCCACCTATCTGAACACAGATAAAGGCTTTATGATGTGGGGACGCGAAATCATCCGAGGAGGATGGAGAAAAGTAGAACTTGAACTTTCTGAACTAGGTAACACACACGGTATTTTATGTATCGACTGGTCTGGATGGGACAAACGTTTTACGTTCGAACTTCAAACTGAAATTCATAAGATCTGGCGATCTTACTATGATTTCACGAAATACGAACCGACATCTATCTATCCCGACGGACGACCCGATCCTCAAGAAATCGAAAGATTATGGAACTGGACATGGGCTGCAACACAGTCAACTCCACATTTGATGCCCGATGGCAGACTAGCTTCCTGGAAATATTCCGGATATGGCTCAGGCTACCAAGGTACTCAACTTACCGATTCTTTTGGCAATGCTATAGTTACGACAACTTGTGCATCAGCAATGACGATCAACATATTTTCACCTTCCTTCTACGCTAAGTTTCAAGGAGATGACGCTTTTGTGCGTTTTCTTCTCTGGCTTATGCAAATTTACGGCAAGACTTTTCTTGCAGTATTTTCTGATTGCGCAAAGTATTACTTTGGACACGAACTCAGTGTCAAGAAGTCCTCAGCTCTCACCTCACTTCACGGTGCTAGCATGCTCAGTTATACTGACAAGCATGGCCTTCCCTTCCGATCAAAAGAAGACCTACTTCGACATCTATTCTTTCCACGAAACCCTCGCACATGGGAACAAACAGCTGGAGCAGCACTTGGATTAGCTTATGCTAACGCAGGCATCCATTCTCGCTTCCACGACCTATGCGAATACATCTGGAATAAGATAGTTCATGAAAAAGGTTTAGAACCACGCATCAACCGCGATGACATTAAACGCATCACAGCTGGTCACCTACACCTCGATCTACCCGAACTTACAACCAAGAAATTCCCTTCTTTTCTTGAGCTGGCATCACTAGTCCAGACTCACACCCCTCGTTCAGAGGAAGAAAAGCAAGTTCTTTGGCCCACAAAGCCTGGAGCAAAAGGTAAATTCTTTTTCCTCAACCCGGTCTAGTTTTAACCATTGAGATTCGCTTTTTCATTTTTTC